CTGCTTTGCCTGCTGGACCAGCATCTCCCAGAGGCGCGGGTTCTGGGGAGTCGCAGTCCCAGATCCACGCGCCTCTGTCGCCCGTCGCCCGCGAGGGTCAACGGTCATGATCAGTCGTTGACGACAGCCGGGTTCGGTCGGGCCTGACGCCCGCCGGACCGGAAGACCTCTTCGTAGCGGACCTCAGCGAAGTCCGAGAAGGAGCCAGCGGCGAAGTCCTGAAGCATGCCCGGAGCCTCGACCCAAGCAGCCGACCCGACGTGGGCCCGCTCCTTCATCGTCTCCTCGGCAGACTTCGTGTAGACGTTCTGGTTGTGGTTGCTGCGACCGGGGGGCGTGGCGTACCCCTGCATCGCGCCCGTCTGGAAGTTCGAGGGAAGGTCGGTGTCCGTGCCGAGACCTTCCTCGAAGTACAGAGGGCCCGGACCACTGGGGGCACCGGACGCGCGGTTGACCTCGTACTGAGTGCCGGGGCGCTCGGGGAACCCCGGAGCCGGAGCGAGAGGCATGGTCTCTCCTTCATCGATGGATGTTCAGTAGCGAGTCTGCCTGATTCGCACTGCGAATGTCACGGCTAACGTGCAGAGAAGAACGGATTCGAGGACACCTCGACCGTAGGCATGGACAGATCAGATGTGAGAACGGCTGCCAGCGCGAGACTATCCACGAAGTCATCGTGGGCCCATGCCTCATCCGGGGCGGCCACGGTGAAGTTCACGCCCTTGTACTGCTTCTCCGCGTCGAGCATCTGCTGCTGGAACTTCCTCCAGATCCGGGTCCGGCGCACGTTCGCATGCGCAGGCCATCCGACGAGGCGTCGCTCCATAAGAGTTGACAGATGCTTGAACCTACGGGACTGTTCCGGCGCGCTGCTGGTGATGCTGTGGACCTCTGAGCGGGGGAGAAGGAGCCGTAGGCGCTGGGCTACTGCATCCCCAACACCGTTGGCGTCCACGGCCACGGAGAGCACGTTGTAGTTGGAGAGGAAGTCCACGATCTTGGCGTACTGCTCCTCCCAGTCATCGCCCTGCATCTCCAGCCAGTTCAGCACCCGGTGGTCGTAGTACCCGAACTCATCAGGACGGTCCCAGTCAACCCATAGGACGGTCACGACGGTAGAGTCCGTCTTGCGGGCTGGGTCGATGCCGACCACCACTGGTGTCTTGGCCCAGTTGCGGACGAATCCCATCGAGGTGTCGCCCAGTTCGTCCATCATCGCTTGGCTAGTGAACATGCCCCGTTCGAGGATCCACCGGCAGTTGTACGACATCTGGAACTCGTCGGAGTCCTCGCCGATGCGGAGCATCTCCTTGCGGATGAACCGCTCGTAGTTGGTGTTGACCTTCGCCACGTCCTTCCAGTCCCACTGGAAGTGGTTCTGCCGGGAGCCCTTCTTGGCGGTGTGGCGGCGCTTGTTCAGTTGGATCGACCGGTAGAAGTTGTTCTTCTTGGTGGTCGGCGTCCCCGTCTTGATCATCGTCCCCGCGTGGTACGCGAGCATGGGGGCAATGGACTTGGACACCACGAAGTCGTCCGCCTCCTGACACTCGTCAATGACGACGAGGTGGAAGGTCCGGGACTCGATCTTGGCTCGGGGGTTGGCCGTCATCATAGAGACGAAGGACCCTGAGTTGGCAAGCACGATGGACTTGACCACTCCGCCCTTGCGGGCTGGTTTGTCGTCAATCTCCGGGTCCAGCATGATCTCCTTGGCCCGGTCGGACGTGAGCCGGGAGACGGTCCGGGAGAACAGCGTCTCCACCTGACCCTCGACGGGGGCGAACATGCCGACCCAGAAGCCGTCCTTGAACCTACCCAGCAGGTCCGGGTATATCTTCGCCAGCCGGGGGAGCAGGACCATCAGGCTCGCGACGATGTCAGCGACCGTCTCGGTCTTCCCGCTCTGACGAGCAGCGAGGGCGGTGACCTCCTCGCCGTCGTTGATCAGGACGCTCTCCACGATCCGGCGGGCGAACGGGTCTTGGTACGGGTGCAGCCCGTGGCCGACGAAGACGTTGTTGAACTGGATGATCTTGTCCACGAGCCCCTTGATGAAGTCGGGACTGAGTTCGTCCTCCTCCGGCTCCTCCTCAGTGTCGAACTGGGCATCGAACTCGTCCAGTTCCTCCTGAAGGTCCTGATCCAGATAGGTGCTCACCGCTCCCTCCGCTTCATCTCATGGAGGAGGGCCAGCAGCGCCTCAGCGCCCATGATGGCCTCATCGAGGAGCGGATCTCCCGGCCTGTGATGCGTGACCGACCGACCGATCTCTGCCATGGTCCCCTCGACCCACGCCGACTCCGTACCAGCGGGGACGCTGCGAGCGCGACGGATGACCCGGTCTGAGACCTCGATCCGATCAGCCCACTGGCCGCTCGTCCTGCCGTTCGTCCAGAACATGGAAGTAGTCCTCCGGGTTCTCCAAGGGGCGGAGTGAAAGGGCTGGTATCCCGTCCACGTTCTCACGAGGCTGTTCGCCCGTCCACTTCCCGACCGCGAACGCATGTCGGGAGAAGGGGATCCGGAAGATGACACCTACCCCGATGCGCCATGGGAACTCCGACTCCTGATTCCCACCACGCTGGATCAGCGGCGCTTTCCGGCTCCGGTAGGAGAATCTCTCGCCCCAGAATCGCATGGGGCGAAGACTACTTGCTGGAGGCCCGGTAGCGCCCAGTGCCGCGTCCGTAGGTGCGCCCACCTGAGGTCGAGGTCCCTGACTTGCCGTAGGCGTACTTGCCACCAGTACCCCGCTTGGTGCCGATCTTCTGGGCCCCGGTGTACCCGCCCTTCATCACCTGAGCGGTGCGGGCCACCTTGTAGAGCAGTTCCTGATGGGCCTGTGGGACAGAGCCCATGGAGGCGGTGCCCCGCGTCTTGGCATCGAGGTACATCCGGATGAAGCGGCCCTTGGATCGGGCGCGCTTGAAGTTTCCCCACTCCAGCCCAGAGACCCCGTAGTAGTTGTAGAAGGTGCCGTCCCGGAAGACCGTGGTCAGGACCTTGCGGGAGTTGTCGTACCCCGCCGCGACTGTCCGGGGTCTCTGCGGGTTGGTCGTGGATGTGGGGGACTGAGTGATGTCAGCCGGACCGGTGCCGATGGAGGAGACCAGCGCCGTGCCGGGAGCCTCACCCAAGTTCGCGTAGCCGTAGCCGAGACCGTCGTAGAAGCCCTCCTCCTCAAGGAACCGGTTCGCGTAGTCCTTGAAGAACTCGCCGGAGGTGACGGTGCCGTCATCGAACATCGGGATGGCTTCGTAGGCCCCCATGGAGACCAGACCCTGCGCGGCCTCATCTCCACCGTGGAGGTCGATCATCCCCATCACGTCAGAAGGGGAAGCCCCCACGCCTTCTGAGTCCTTGAACTGCTCCCACGTCGGGTCCGCCGCCGACTTGTACTTGTCGTAGATGGAGGTGGGATCTCCGTGCGCCATAGCAGCACGAGACCCCGGCGCTACCCGAGCACCACCCTTGGCCTTGGCGATGATCTCGGAAGCGTCCGGGGGTCTCTTGCTCCCAGACGAGGAGGGCATTGGCTACTCGCCAGTGCCCGCATCGTTGACGAGTTCGAGCAGTTCTGCCTTGCTCAGGCTCTTGAGATCGTCCGGGTCAATCCCCACAGTGGCGGTCAGCCACTCCGAGATCTGAGCCTTGGTCTGCTCACTCGTGGGGACCACGGTGGCAGGCTCCTCCACGGCGTCCGCAGTCTCCTCGACTGGAGCCTCGACCTCTTCGGTGACCTCAAGGTCTTCGCCCGCAAGGTCGCCCTCGTCCTCCACGACGGGGAACTCGTCCTCATCGACAGCGACATCAGCCTCCTCGACAGGGACCTCGAACTCGACGGTCTCATCCCCGTCGATGACCTCACCAGATGCCTCCGTGGCGTTCATCTTGGCGACCCAGTAGTCGTTGATGGAAGTCATGATCTGCTCCTACTTCAGGTTGGCGACATCGGGGTTGGACACTGTCTTGGAGACGGTACCAGCGGGGACACGTCCGCCGCCGGGGAGGTAGGCCACGATCTCGAAGTTCTGGGTCTTGGCCCCAGCGGCTGCCCACGCGAGGGTGACCGGGATCTCGATCTGGACTCGGTTCCCGTTGGCCCGGTAGGACGACACCCACGGCTGGCCGGTCTCGGTGTAGTAGGGGACGCCGAGATCCTGTGCCTTCGCGTTGCGGACCCACACCGTGTTGGTGTTCCGGTTGTTCAGGTACGCCGGAGCGTTGGCCCCCGTGTAGGTGCCGCCCGTCGCCTGCACCGTCACGGTCGCGGCGTTCGCCACGAAGGGGACGGCGGTCGCGTCGAAGATCTCCCAGTTGACGATGTGCCCCGCAGCGACCACCTCCGGCCCGGAGCACTCCAGCACGAAGCGCCGGTAGTAGGTGATGTCCGGCACCCAGTGCGGGTCGCCCTTTGCGGTCCATCCACTTGCATCATCGACCAGCGTCGCGGTCACGGTGACTGCCATGTCAGAGATCTCCTTCGCATACGTGGCCGTCGAGTTCGGTTTCCATCAGAACCGCTTGGCAGTCCTGACACTCGTACATGGGAACGCCCCGCATCTCGTTCTGCGCGGTGGCCCCAGCGACCGGGAACTTATCTGGGTCGAATGGGATGTCGAGGATCTCCCTCGGCTGATACCGCGCAAACGGTCCTCGGGCTTCGTAGGCACGAGAAGGCACGGGGTGCGCCTGCACTGCGTCTACGTAGACCATTCGCATAGGACAAGACTGGTGGATTCGCGCGGCTTCGTCAGCGTGAACGGCTCTTGATGTGCTGGATAGCCGGACCGTAGTGCGGGTCGTCCAGAAGGAAGTCGTTCTCGCCCGCGAGGGTGGCGGCATGAACGTCTGCGTTCTCGGTCATGTACCGCGCCTTCTGGTGCCATGGCTCGTGGACATGGAGGATCTGCTCCGGTGGGACGTTGCCGTGGAAGGTGATGACGCTCCTGCGCCCCTCCAGATGCTCCGGGGGAGCGTTCCTGCCGATGTCGAGTTGGCTCGGGTGGGCGTAGCCCTCCACCACAGGGCGGTTGTGGATGAGATCGGAGTCCACCTCGCCCGCCGTGGCGAAGACCTGAGGGCTCTCCGTGCCGCCTCTGGCGAACATCGCCTCCGACTTGGACCGCAGGATGCCGTGCTCCTTGATCCCGGAGACGGCGTCAGGGTTGGTGTAGTGGTTGAACCGCACCGTTCCCTCCGGGACGGGGGTCTCCCCGTACTTCGGGGGGATCTCCTTGAACTGCTCTCCGCTCAGATTCATCAGTTCGTCGTCTCCCCGGATACGCCCTTGCCCGGATAGGGGTAGGCCAGACCTCCCTGCGTCTGACGACGCGAGATGGGCTTCATGGACTCTTGGATGGCACGGGTCTTGGCCTGCACCTGTGGCCGCTTGAGGGGTGTGGTCCTCGCGGCGACAACCTGCTTGGCGAACTCAGCGAACACTTCGGTACCTCGCAGGCTGGAAGAGGACGCCCTGATCGCCGGGATTCTTGCCCGGAGTCGGGCGTGCGGCCAACTTCGACACCTTCGACGCGGAGGGCATGGCGATGGGGCCTTGCTGACGCGTGGACAGCGAGGGGTTCACTGGCTCTCCCGGAACGTGGAACATCGCCAGTTGCTCCGGATTGCGCCCACTGCCCACAGGGATCGGAGTTCGCACTGCGAATGGGGTCCGCGACGGTCGGATTGCTTGGAACTCGACCGTCTGGTCATGCGGGGTGACTCGGGGGATCTCCTGAGTACGGCCAATCGTCGGTAGCACCCCGGTACTGGCGGTCCCACGGGTGGGCAGAGCCAGCGGGGTCCGTCCGCCGACCGCCCGTGGATCCTCCGTGACGACACCCGTGTGGATAGCCCCCGTGTTCATGTTGTCCCAGCCCCGATGACGCCGGTCGCTGTACTTGCTATCCATGACGGACTTGACCAGATCGGCACGAGCCTGACGGCCAGCCTCCTCCGCCGCGACGGTGCGAGACCCCGGAAGGGCGCGCAGGGACGGACCCTCCGGCAGGGCGGGCTTCGTGGGCCCCTCATGCGGACGGGACCCCGGACCGATGGCCTTGGGGGTGTTCTTCTTCGGCGGAGCCTTCTCGGTCGGACCGAACTCATTGGGAGTCTCGATGGGAGCGGCCTTGGCCTTCTTCGACTTGGCCGTCTTCTCGGTCTTCCCCCCAAGGGGCTTGGCGGTGACGACGCCCTTGACGGTACTCGTTACAGCCTTTCCCATCTCGAACCGGTCGTAGCCCTTCGGCTGCACCCACTCGATCCCCATGGCTACTTCTTCCGTGCGCGGTTGCCGTCGCCGATGTTCTTCTTGGCTGGCTCCACGCGGGTGTCACTCGGGCTGTTGGACTTCCGGTTGGTGCCCGGCTTGTGGGCGACGTGCTCGCTCTTCTTCAGCGTCCGCCCGGTGGACTGCTCCTTGTTGTGGCGGGCAGCCGTGGTGGAGGTGGTCTTGCCGCTGGGGCTGCGCTTCACGACGATGTCGCGGTCGTTGCGCTTGCCGTCGGTGCCTGTGCGCTTGTACGGACCGTAGACCTTGGTCCCGTCCTTCATGATCTTCGGTCCAGTCGCCATGAGGCCATCCTCCTACAGCGAGACCTGCCCGGTCAGGGCAAGTGCGGGTTGGAATGGGGCAGTGCTTGGCGGGTTGACCCGCTCAAACGGTAGGTAGAAGGACATATCCAACGGAGACAGCCCTCGGGCCACCGGTTTCTTGTCGGGAAGAAATCGGTGCGTATCCTATCCAATGGACCTTAGCGGGCCTAGACCCACGCAGGAGCGATGTAGGAGACGCTCACGTAGTTCCATGTCCACTTCAGTTCGAGTTTCCCGCCGTTGGTACCAGAGCCGTTGAGCCCCAAGTAGTTGGCGGAGTCATTGCGGTAGATCGCGACCGCTCCTGCCTGAGCCTTTCCAAGGCGGTCCCCATGGGCGGTGCCGATGTTGTAGGTCTTCGAGGCGGAGTACCCAGACGCCGCGACATCCACCTTGGTCCCCTGAAGGGTGGGGCGGGAGCCGGAGGTGCCGCTGGTGGTTGTGTAGAACGACACGGTCGCGGCTCCGACGGAACCGGTGGCGGATCGGTAGAGCGTGACCTGAGCATCTGCGCAGGAGCCGTTGTCGAAGGCGCTCTGACCGACGGCGGCGATGATCGCGTTCTTGATCGTGGTCGCCCCGTAGTTGGCGACACCGATGTAGCCCTCCCCGCCGTAGGGGGAGGAGAAGTAGCCCTGACGCATCTCCCCGGCGCTCTGCCAGCCGGTGTCCGCACGATGGCAGTCGAAGGCCGTCGCGGAGATGGGGATCCATGAGGAGGTTCCGCTGGAGGTCTGCTGGGGGCGACCCGTCGCCATCGAGACGTAGGCGCTGGCGGTGCCATACATGACCGTGCCCGCTGGGTCCGCAGCCTTGGGTCGCACGCGCCAGAAGTACTGGGTGCTCAGGGTCAGACCGGTGTCGGTGAACGTCAGGGTGCCGGAGCCAAGGGTCGCCTTCAGGAGCCACGTCGAGCCGTTCCAGATCTGGACCTCGTACCCGGTGGCTCCGGACACGGCTGCCCACGAGAACTGGGCGGTGCTGTGGGTGACCGCACCCTTCGTCAGGGCCCCGTGGGCGGGGAGGTTGACGGTCGCAGCGACCGCAGCGCTGTTCGCGGGGTCGTACTTGGTGTCCCCGACGTAGCGAACCTGCCACTCCGTGGCTCCAAGGATGGACAGGGATGGGTGCGTCATCGAGTAGGTACCAGCCGTGATGGTCTGGCTGACCGACGACTTCTTCCACGCCTGATCCCCACCCACGGTGTAGCGCCACCAGAGTTCGGCGAGACCGGAGACGACGTTCTCCCCGGTTCCATTGACCTTGATCGTCCCGGAGATGTTGAACCCGGAGCCGTAGGTGAGCGCAGGAAGGGAGGGTGCGGAGACCACGGTACCCACCGACGTGTCCACGGCGGCGATGGCACTGACGGAGGGCAGGAACACATCCAGCCCCCCGAAGACCGCTTGGTACTCCACCGCACCGGGGATGGTGATCGTGTAGGAGGAGGTCCACGCGCCATTGGATGGGTTCACCGCGACGTTGGATACCGCTGCCTGCCATGCGGAAGACCCGACGGGGCGGCAGTTCACGTTTACTGTGGCCCCCGGCTTCGGGACCTCGTATCCAACCGGAGGGCTCCCAGTGGTCAGCAGGTTCCCTGACAGGGTGATCGGTCCGTTGAGCGCAGGGGTGCCCGTGATCGCCATGACCAGCGAGGTCGGGAAGGTGACCACGGGGGTGTTGACCGCGATGACCTCCGACGACGTTGCGCCGTAGACCCCCACGCCAGTGAAGGTGGCCCGGTACTCGACTGCCCCGGTGAGCCGGACCAGATGGTTGAGGGTCCACGCCCCGGTGAGGGGGTCCGGCACCGCAGATCCCAGTGAGACCCAGTCGCCTCCCGCCTGTCGCCCGGTGAGCACGACCGTTGGGTTCGGGTTGGGCACGCCGCCAAGGTCAGATCCCAGTGCGCCGCTGAAGGTGACCGTCGTGTTCCACGTCGGGGTGCCAGTCAGGGACATGGTCAGCGTGGACGCGAAGTCGGGAGCCTCCACGAACTCCGGCTGGTTGATCAGGTCCAGCGCGCCGAAGGCCCCGACCCAGATCATCTTGTCCGGGCTGGTGGCATCGAACATGACCCAGACGCCATCTCCGGGCTTGGGCAGGCGGTCTTGGGGCCAGATCGTCTTCTGGTGGAACGACCACGCCGGGAACGCCCAGCCGGAGGCGGCAGCGCCCAGCATCTGCGGGACCTGAACGCGGATGCGCCCAAGGTTCTTGGGGTCCTTGTTGTCCACGCAGATCCCACGGAACATCCCGTTCATGGTCTCCATGGCTAGGCGTCCACCTCGTCCGGGTTCTCCTTGTCCTCCCGCTGGGAGCGCAGGCTCCACATGGAGTGGTCGATGGCGATGGCACTCCACGCGCCCAACAGCAGCAGCGTGGCTCCGATGAAGAGCCACGCCACCACGTTGTCGATCTCAGGGGTCTTGAATACGGTGAGAGCCACCACGGAGATCAGGACCGCGATGACCGCGAGAAGGGGCCACCCCGGCGTGTTCTTGCTCCGATTGCTCACCCCCTCAGGGTACGGAGGATTCAGACCCCGGTCAGCGCTAGTCCCTCGTCATCGTCGTCCGGGCGGATCTTCCGGATGGCCCTCAGGAGGTCCTCCTTGGTGATCGGCTCCGCCGCCTTGGTGATGTAGTCGTGGTTGTACGCGACCGGGTTGACCGAGTGGCTGTGGGAGGACCCCTTGACATCACCGGGGTCGGTCCACATGGGCTCGCCGGAGTAGAGGCTCTTGAACACGTCGGTCTTCATCTGCGAGGAGAGCATGTCGCGCAACTTGTCCTCGTAGGCGATCTCCACCGCCCGCATCGCGCTGGAGGAGGCCACTCCTCCGCCCATCGTGTAGGAGCCGTACTCGTTCAGGGTCACGGTCCGGTCGGTGGCGGGGACCGACTTCTTGAAGTACTCGTAGGCAGGCTTCTTCGGCGGAGCCAGTGCGGCTTCCAGTCGTTCGAGAGCCTTCCAGTCCTCCTTGCCGGGCAGCAGCAGATCCGCGACCTGAGCCAGCAGTGCTCCGGCTCGATCCTCGTAGGAGTGGTCGTCCGCCTTGGACACGAACCCGCTCATGGCTTCAACTCCAATCGCCGGATCTGCATCCGGTAGTACTCGACGTACTTGGTGGTGCAGGACTCACACAGGGAGTGGGCGGTGGGGCCCTTGACCCACCAGCGAACGGCGGGCTGATCGCAGTCGCTCTTTCCGAAGCCGTCACAGTAGAAGGATTCGGGGGAGCCCTGCTCCTTGATGGTGTCGGCGACCTCGTCTTCGAGGATCCGGGTCTGGGCACGCCACCGGGCCATGTAGTGGGTGTTGCACAGACCGGCGGTCTTGGCGATGGTGTCGCAATCCGGCTGGGAGCAGTTGGGCAGGTCGTAGGTCTTCATGAGTCCTCCAGTCGGGCCAGTTGGGCGCGAAGCCACTCGGCTTGCTTCTTCTTCTCGGCGTTGCGCTGACGGCTGATCTTGGCAGCCTCCGCCTTGGTGTTGGGTCGGTAGCCGTAGACCTCCACCGTGAGTTCGTGACCGTCGCGGGGGTCACACTCCAAGTCCACGTCGATGCGCGCCTCATCGGAGGGCACCCCGTTGCTCATGAGCGCCGCGACCGCGTTGGTGATGTCAGCGATCAGGTCGGCGGGCTTGGGGGCGCTCCACGTATCGACCTTCAGACGGACGCTGACGCGGGTGCCGTGGCCGTGGCCCGGACTGACCTTGACCTCACTCATCGAAGTTCTCCCGGTTGTAGGCGATGGCTGCTGCCTTGATCTCGTGCCAGCGACCGAGACGGACGCGGGCGAGGGCTGCGGAGGGGTAGGGCATCCCGGTGGAGGCGCGCCACTGCTCGTAGTGGGAGGACCCGAAGCGCTGGGCCACCGAGTCGCGATTCGCAGTGCGAAGGAACAACGCCACCGCACGCAGGATGTCGGTGTCGGAGAACTCCCGGACGTAGGAGGGACGGTTGGATTCGATGGGCTGGAGCCCTGCCAGTTCCTTGGCCCGGTTCCACGAGCCGAAGCGCTGGATGTAGAGCGCCGCTGAGGGTGCCCCGTGGGCCTTGGCGATCCGCCGCCACTCGGTGATCCCAAGGGGACCGCCGTGGATCTCGGTCAGGCGGCACATCTCGGCGAGCATCTGCTCCTTGGTCCACTTGGTGGCCTTGGACGACCGGGGAAGTTCCGCCGTGGTGCGGTACCGGTCGCCCTCCGCCAACTGATCGCGACGGCGCTGGGCGTTGCGCGCCTTGGTGCGGGCCTTGCGGACCTCCCGATTGCGGAAGTCCGGTGACCCCGCCTTCACGATCTGGCGCACCCGCTCCCGCGTGAGCCCATGGTCGTCGGCGACGGACTGGAGCGTCCTGCCCTTCGCCACCACCTCGTGGACGATGATCGCGTCACGGACGACGTGTTCGTCCTTCACTGCCCGGTTGATAGGCATCTGGTCTCCTTCCCAAGAGGAGGCCAGTGTAACACATGGTGGGTAAGGCACCCACACAGGTGGCACCACGGGATCTATGAGCGAGAAGTACTGAGACCTAGGTCCCGGTTCGCGGATCCAACACGGTCGTTGGAAAGTGGCGGCTCATGTTCCAGTCATCCACATTCATGATCCACAAGGAGCCATGCGCAAGGGGTATGGAATGGACGAGGGCGGGTAGGCCCGAGTAGGGGATGTATGGCGGGCTATGTATCGGCTCCATGGATCCAATGAGGGCCCTTGGATCGGGCACCGAATCCAACCCGGTAACCAGATTCAGCGGTCGTGGCGAGCGTGGCAGGTCGCACACCGAGGGACGTAGTGCTCGTTCTTCATGGAGTAGACCAACAGGGAGCCCGTCTTGGGGTTCGGGGTGCTGCGTTCCTCCGGATCACCGTGGTCATACGACCAGTGGCGCGCGGGGTTCCCACAGTCGGTGCAGGGTAATGCGCTTGCAGGCCCCAGATCCCGGATGCGGCGCATGTGCGAGTTGAAGTAGTCCGGGTCCTCCATGCGCTGCTGGGGAGAGAACTTGGATGGGGCTGCCGTGCCGGGATCCCCGGTGCGCCGCCACCTCTTCCAATGGGGCTTGCACCACCCACGCGCCTCATGGGGGCGCTCGCAGTCCGGAATGGAGCATGTCTTCATGTCCATGAGGCTACACCGCGATCCAACATGTGTAATCCACCTCAGACCGGGGTGCTGGGGGAGCCCACAACCCTCCACGGGGCAGGCACGATGCACCCCGCGTAATGGACTTCACGTCCTGTGGCAGGCACGACGTAATGACGCCACAGCCCGATGACTCCCGTGCGTGGCTGCTGGCCGGGGTCTGGGGCCCCATCCCGGTAAAGGGTGGGGGGTCCCCCTCACGGGGGCATCGTCGCAGGTC